TTGGTTCTCCTTCTATCTAGTTGTTTTACCATTTTTTCTGTAACCAAACAATTATAGCACGTGAGCGGAAAATAATAAAGTAATAAATATAGTTCAAACTAAAAATGGCATAAATCAAACTATTTCAAATATATTTTAGGGTATTTTTAAACTAAATGAAAATATAGGAAAAATAATAGAAACTAATAAGTATTTAGATACTTTTTCCCAATATTTTCCCCATCAATCTTTTCTTTCCTTACGTTCCTGGATTAATTGCTCAAATTCTGCAATATCCTCACGATCCATATACTTTATTTATTTATAAAAAAAGAACTCCCATGTCAGAACGTATCTGCCTTTAAAATAGGAATGGGAGCATTGGTATTTTTTTAAAATAGAAAAGAAGCAGCTAGCTAGATCTACTTCTCACGGTGGGCATAGCCCTCTAATCTGTATACATTATATCAAATTTTCGCTTTTTTGTCAAAAAAAATACCCCCTAATTAAAGGGGGTGTAATAGCGTCTTTATTATTAAATCTACATATCAACAGCGTTGATTAAATAAGCGTCCTCTACCCATTGGTTAGACTCCGGATAGTTAATTCTTGCCCAGCCGTTGCGTTTCTCATACACTCGAACTCTTGTTCCAGCTTTTAATAATTCCTTATCCTCTGAATTTACATCAGGAGAAGTTTCGACGAAATAATCTTCTGAAAGTTCCGCCTCATAGTACGGCATATCAGAGGCTTGTAATTCTGTATTGACGTCTAATTCACGTGCAAACTCGCTAGAAATATCATCTTGTGGAGTTTCTCCTGTATATCTATATGCGTACACGTAAGGGCATCCGTTAGCTTCCCAAATTACATCGTGATTGTTGATTGTAATTCCGTTGTAGCCGTAGTTACAATGAATAATATTGTCGGCGTCAACGAATATTCCCGTATGTCCGAACGCCCCATTTGAACGACCTCTAGCGCCCCAAATGAATATATCTCCACGTTGAGCATCCCAACCTTGATTTTCAGCGATTAAAGTATATCCATTTTTAACCAACCAATCGTGCATATACTCTGTGTTAACCGCCCAACCATGGTCGCTTGCTCCTGCACTTCTCAATGCGAAATAAACTGAACTTGAACAGTCGTACGAGTTCGGTCCTAATCTGCTTGCCATTGAGTAAGTAACCACACCACGTCTGTCATTCATCCATTTAATCGCTTGTTCTATGTTTATTGCCATATTATTTGTCCTCCTTAGGTTTATCGTAAGTTAACGCTTGTTCGCTATCAGAAATACCTCGTGTAGTAGGGTCTGTGACTACTCCTAATATAGTTAACACAACGAAAATAGAGTTAATTACATCTATTACGTTTGCCGAAAATCCGTTTAAATTTAAGTGCAATCCTAACATTTTAAATACCATCTGAACGGCTACGATTAACGCACTCACAAGCGCTAATACAAAACCTTTATTTCTTAATCTTACATTCCAATTTATCATTATTTATCCTCCTTTTTTAACGGCAAATCTTGGCAACGTTCAAACAATTCAGTTACTATTGAATTGCCTCCTAAATTTTTGTAACTTTCGTAAAGCAAGGAAAGTTCTTTTAATTCATGCACACCTATTGTGCCTCTATCTAAAATCCTTGTCATTTCTTTTAAAAGTCTATATCTAGTTATTGCCAAAGTCCCGTCTGCTGTCTTTTGAATTTTACTGTTTATCTCAGTTAAATTAATATCAATGTTTTCTAAATTCTTGTTACTACGTTTTAACAACCACGCTATCGTGGGTGCGATTATTGTAGTAACAACTGCAACTATAACTCCTTCGCTAATCAAGCATTAAATAACCTCACCTTCTTTAAATTTTAAAAGGGAGCAATTAAGCTCCCTTGTGTTCGTCGTTAGCTTTTTCTACTAACTCCTTATACCCCATGCGGATCAATTCTTTTTCCACTAGACGTCTTAATTTTTTATTTTTAAAATCATCTAAAGTGTTCAATCCGTCAACTACGTTTAACGCTAAGAATGTTATCATCATATTGTCACCTCCTTTCATTATTTGAGAAATAATTAAACTAGACAATTTAAGCTTTTGGAGTATCTCCAGTACTTTCTTTTTCGTCTTTTTCATTTTTTTCCTCCTCGTCATCATCATTTGCTGTAGGCAACTCAACTTTCAAATGTGTTGCTAAAAACTCAAATTTATAACTAATATCTTTAAATAAAGCATCATACTCAAAATCTTTAACTACGCTTTGAGCGAGTGTTTGACGCGTTGTTTCAAGAGTCTTGTTTGCTTCTTTGAACAATTCGTCCATTTTCGCAAACCTCTCATTCTCAGCACGATTAGGGAATACCTCTTGATAGAATTTCTCTAACACTAATTTAACAAGTGTTTCGTCATCCGTATCAATGTAAGTTCCTTTTAATATACGTTGAATACTAGTTCCGTCATTATCGTTAATTATTACTAACGTTTCTCCATTTAAATCACGCTTAAAATATACTTTAAATGCCATCTTTTGAACTCCTTTCTTTTAACTGTTTTTCTAGATTTTCAACTTTTTCAGATAGTTCCTGTACCGCCTTGATTAGATAAGGGATTGTGTCGAAGTAATTGATCCTTAAATAATCCGTTGGCGTGTCCTTACCCTCAAAATGTTGGACTACTAAATTTTCATCAACATTTTCAACTTGTTGAGCTATTGCTCCTAACTTTTCAAATTTACCGTCTTTTTTCCAGTTGAACTCTACCATTTCAATTTTGTTAAGCGTATCAAGAGCATTGACTTTGGTCGGTTGAATATTCTCTTTTAATCGCTTGTCAGAAACAGCGCTTTTAACTCTGTCAATCTGCCCCCACCAAATAACAGTAGAGTTTGCTCCACCAACAGTTCCGAATACATCAGAAGCCCCAACATCAACTCCGTCACCTTGCGCCCTCAATCTCCTTGAAAAATAACTGTCGCCAGTAACAAATAAAGCATTAATATTTGCACGATTATTAACAATCATAGCGCCGTTGTTCATCACATACCAAGACTGTTTACCTTCAACATTCCATTTGTCACCCCAGTTAACCCACAAAGCTGTCCCTTGCGCACCGTTAGTTCCATCACTCATTCCTATTTGAAATTGATTGACACCTGTTATCCATTTTCCATAATTAGCATGTTTGTTATCTCCGATATAAAAAGTCCCAATCTTCCCATTATAAGCGCTGAGAGTTCCGGATATATCCACTTTATCAGCGTTAATCTTAACACCCTCACCACTTAAATTAATCGAATTAATTACTTTATCTTTCTTAACAGATAATTCAACTTCACTTTTAGTTTGTTTAACTGCGCTTTCCATTTCAGTAATATTATATTCATTTTTGTAACCTACGTTAAAATCCTCTTTGTAGAATTTAACATTTCTTATTTGAAGATTTTCTTTGATAGTGCATCCAAAGGCGTTATACTCAGTGTTATTTCTGAACGTTAGCTTGTTGATACCTTTCACAAGTGTTTTTTTCTTGAAATAACTCTTTGTATTTGTATTTTCGTACATTGAAATAAAGCTTCCTTGCGGAGGTGCATTAACCACCTCAAACTCCAGTGTATATATTTTTGAAATTTCTAATTTTCCTTTTGCATAAATCGACAAAGAATTTCCGTTGTAATTCCCTTGTGAGTAGTTGATTATATCAACGCGCTCTGCTTCAAACTCTGGAACTTCGTATATTTCAACATTTTTAACCTTGGTATTCGTTCCTAGGGGATAGATATTAACTCTCGTTTGGTCGCTTGCGTAAGACACTCGCCAAACATTCAATCCATTTGTTATTATCTTACTATCTCCGTTACCTTTTGCGTTGTATAATCTTGTATTTTGATTATCTGGCACATCTTCTAAATCAGCTAAAATGTAGTATTCTTTATCTTTTTTTAGCGGTGTTTTTGTATTGAAATACAGGTCGTTTCCTTTCTTTTCAACCCCACTTTCAGAACAGATATTCTCAATATTGTAAGCCATTTTGAATTTTTTATTGTTAATCTCGCCAATCTTACTCTCGAACTTGTCAATAGTGCTTTCAAAAGTCTTAACCTTGCTAATTGTTTCGGTCAATAACTGTTTGTCAATCGTATTGTTCAACCTTGCACTTGCTACTGTCTTGTTTTCTCCACACGTTACTTCAAAAACGACTTCTATTGGTTGACCGTCTTTAGTACCGTTTGGAATATTGATATTTTGTACTAACCCGTTACTGTCAAGTGTGATTTGTCCAGAAGCGGTATATCCACTTGCCACCAGCTTTTTTATCTCAATTTTTAAAGGCGTTTCAGTAGTTGAAGCACGTATAATTTCTCCGTTGTTGTACACGTCCAAATAAACCTTACAGTTTGCTAGATTTTCGTTTAAATAGCTTCCTTCAATTCTTGCCGAAGCTGTAAGAGAGTAACTTTGCATATCCTCAATGGCAGGAAGCCACTTATCTGTTACCACATCACTAATCGCCATATAAGGCTCTGCTATTTTAAAATGAGCGTTGCCCGTTGAAATGAAAGCAAAATTACTTTTTACGAATTGTTGAACTTCTATGTCACTGGCGATAGGCATTTCTTTCTCAACGATAACCCACTTATTCTCACCTTTCGGAACTTCTATTAGTGGAATTGCAAACCATAAATGGAACTGACCGTCTTCACCAGGGAAGCCTAATTTAATTTCTGTGTTGTTTCCACTGTCTGAAAAAACATAAATTGGTATTCGCATTACATATTTTCTTCCTGGTGCTATATCTCTGATATTAACCTTGAAACTAAACCCTTGAAGTTCATTACCAGCGTTCGGCAATACCTCTATTGAATTTTGGTTTTGATTATTGTAATCTTTCTTGTTGAGTTTTAGTTGCGTATTTTCAACTGGCTTAACTACATCTAAACTTGGAAATCTACTTCCAATTATTTGATTAAATGCTGGAATTTTACCGTCTTTACCTTTGAGTTCGGGTTTACGAAGTTCAAAAATTTTGTTAGTTTCTTCTTGGGTTATTTGGCGTATTCCGTCAGCCCCAATAGTTAGATCATTGACTAATTTTTTTGTCTCATCTTTCGTTAGAAACTCTTTCTTGATACTGCTTTGAATGCTATCACGCATTTTAGTGAAGATATTTTGAGTTGTGACCTCTCCAGCTTCAAATTGTTGCCTAAATGTTTCATCTGATAGTATTTGCGTAATAAACGCCTTGTCAATAAGTGCTGTCTTAATTTCCGCATAATTTAGGTGCGCTTGAATCGCCTTAATCAATTCAGCTTCGGTTATTATCGTTTTTAAACGTGCAATATCAGCCTCAACTGCGTCTAATATTTTTGTTCTAGTTACCTCTGGAACAGTACCGTCTTTTTCAAACAAGGCTTTTTTAACCTCGACTCCAGCTTTAGACTGTTCTTCAAGGTTTTTCATTTTTTCTTCGATTGCCGTTCTGTCTTTTTTAAGCAAATCAGCTAAATTTTTCTGAATTTTAAAAGCGTCAACTCTACTTTCTACTTTTACTGTCACGACTTCATCTATAATGCTAGATAATGCACTTCCTAGACCTTGTTGAAATACCCCAAATCCAATAGTTTTTAATTTTTTAGACATAGGAGAAAAAGTATATTTTGTAATTTTTTTCTTAACATCTAAATTAAATTTTTCATGAAGAATTGTTACTGTATCAAACATTTTGACAGGTGTATCTACCCCAATAACATCTATTTCAATACTTTCTTCTAGAATATCGCAAAGTGTATTTTTGTAGTATTGTTTAGCATAGTTTAACAAACTAGCTTCATCTACCACATCTTGGTCATTTACTTCTAAATTACCTTCATATATGTTTTTATACTTATTAATTAATGGACTATCAACTGTTACAGATAAGACTTTATCTTGTTCTCCATCGTTTTTTGCATTGATAGTTTTTGTGAAATGAATTCTAGTTCTTAAATCTTTTGTTGATTTCTTTTGTTGATAAGTTTTAAGATTTTTTTTGTACATGAATAAGGCTTCATTATTATTTCCACCATTCGCTAGTAATTTAATTGAATATTTATCGCGTACTAAATCTCCACCCCATTGTCCTAATATAGAGTGTTTATCTTTGAATAAAGCGGTCGCTACAGTTACATTTTTTAAATTTAAACTATGTCTTGCTGCAATGTCAGAATAAAAAGTAAAATTGTGAGATCTAATAATACTACTTACTAAACTTCTCATTACTCTATTCCCGTCAGCCTCTGACACACTTAATTCACTGATTGAATAGTTATTTAATAATGTAGCCACTTGGTTGGCATAAATAGTGATGTATCCATGATGTCTTTCTACTTCAAAAATTATAAATTCTTGCTCCCCGTGAAGGTCATCTGCCAATAGTAAAGTTTCCTCTGTCAAACTTTCCCATAACGGTTTATTTGTTGGGAATTTGAAACTTAATTGATAAGTGTTATTTTTCTCTTGGACTATATTATCATCATAAGCAAAATTAAGAGGGAAGTTTCCCTCTTTTAAATAGATCACATACGCCACCTCCAATTACCATGTATTTTTATATTTGTTACATTTCCGCTAGTAGTAACTCCATTCAAGCCAGGTTGTATTTCAAAAAAAGCGCCTCTAACACGAATAGAATTTTTTACGTTGTTATTTTTATCATATATATTTTGTTTAAGATGCCTGCAATCAATACGGGCTTTTGTATCTAGTTTTAAAACCATAGTCTGTGAGCCAATAGTTAAACTCACTTCTCCATTACCTTCAATTTCTATAACAGGCTCTGAAAAGACATTTCCTATATTATTAATCGTGCCACTTCTTACAAGTGTTGTTAATCCACTATCTAAAGAATACCTAAAAGGATAGAATATTAATTTAATAGAAACCTGCCATCTGTGTAGACCGTTTTTTGAGTAGTTAATATGAACTAAATCTGCAAAGAACTTTGAATTCTTTAAATAATCAAACTCTATCACATTCTCAAAATTTTTAAGTATTTTTTCCAAATAAGTAACTTTGTCAAAATCTGATACAGAAATTTTAATATCGCGTTCTGAACTTTCATATCCTTCATCATGAATTATGTACTTACCATTTGCGCCGTATATATTACCTTCTTCTGCTATTCGCTTTTTAGCGACTTGAACCTCTCCAATATCTGTTACTACATAGTCGGGGGACTCTAATGGAGTATTATTAATTTTAATCATTAGATTCCCTCCCTTCTAACAAAATTCATTTGTCTATCGTATGAGTTTTTTGCTAATATCTCACCATCTAAATATGTGTTTGCATCTTTTTTAGATATTTTTTCTAGTAATTCCTGAACAATACCTAGAGCATTAACCACATCATCATTTTTATCTACACCAAAATCAAAATCAAATTTAGATTTTGCAGCGACGTTTAAATCTTTTGAAATAGCATTGTTAAATTCAAAATCAGTAATTTCGTTTGTAAATCCTTTGTTAATTGCTCCAGCCATACTTTTTACTGTTTGTTGAACAGTTTTAAATTTATCTTTTAAACTCTCATGTAAACCACCCATGATAGCATTACCAGCAGGAATTAAGAGTTTTCTATCGTAGTCTATCGGACCTTTATGGTCTCTGATCCAATCAGCTATACCACTAACAAACTTTTTTACTTTTTCGTAGACTGCTTTTAAACCGTTCAAGAATCCACGTATAATAGCAGCTCCAGCCTCAAATAAGTCAATCTCACCTAACTTATCAAAAAAACCTTTAACTTTATCAACAGCTTCGGAAACATTTCTTTTTAAAGTTTCCCAAGCACGTTTCGCACCTTCAACTAAACCATTGATTATACCAACAACTGTACTTTTTAAAGTTTCCCAAGCAGTAACAGCTATTGTCTTTATCGACTCCCATAAGCCACTTAAGAACTCTTTAACCCCATTCCAAATTTCTTCAACTTTAGTCTTAATTGAATACCATAAAGTACTAAAAAATTCTTTGATTCCATTCCAAACAGTTTCAACTGTTGACTTTATACCCTCCCAAAGACCAACAAAAAAGTCCCTTATTCCAGTCCAAACAGTTTCAACTACTAACTTTATGCCTTCCCAAAGAGTGATAAAAAATTCTTTAATACCATTCCAAACTGTTGTTATTGTTGTTATTATAGACTCCCAGATTCCTCCAAAAAAGGTAACTATTCCAGTCCAAACAGTTGTTGCTGTTGTTGAGATTGATTCCCAGATTCCTCCAAAGAAAGTTACTATACCTGCCCAAACTGTTGTTATTGTTGTTGTTATATTCGTCCAGAGGGTGTTGAAGAATACCGTTAACCCAACCCAAAGGGTCTTCAAAAATGTTACGAACTCAGTCCACAATCTCTTACCAGTTTCAGTTTGAGTGAAAAACCACACTAACCCAGCCACTACCGCTGCAATAGCAGTCATAATTACAGCAAAAGGATTTAAAGCCATAACCACACTCAACGCAGTCCATGCAATCCTTACCGTTGTTATCACTAATTTTAAGCCATTGAATAATTTAACAACTACCGCTATTACCTTTAAAGCAATAAGGCGTCCAATAAAGACAGTTAATGCTATTTTTAGTAAATCAATAACAACCTTATTGTTTTTCAGAAATTCTGTAAATTTCTTTATCCACTCCGTTACTTTTTTTACTGCCGCAGTAACAAGCTCAAAGGCTTTAGCAATAGGGTTTACAGAACTGTCAGCACCATCCAACCCTAAAATTGTAACAGCTATATCTTTTATTACCGGTGCTACGTTTTTTACAGCCTCCCATATATTACCAAAAGCTATTTTCAAATTTTCAGCTATATTTGTAATAATAGTAGCTGTTTTTTCATCGATACCAAGCTTTTTCATTAAATCAATGCCTTCTTGTTTTGATATTGTACCAAAAAGCACTCCAAAAAATGAATTTACTACAGTAGAAATTTGGTTTAACGTAGTTTGAATATTTTTTACTACTTTTTCTCCTAATATTCCTTTTAATTGTTCAGCGAGACCAGAAAATGCACCGATTATTAAGGTAGGTAAACCTTTTAAGATATTTCCGACCATTGGTAAGAAATTACCTACTAAAAATGTAGTTGTTGTTTTTGCCAACGCCTCTAAAGATGGCTTTATATCTTGACCGAGTGATAATTTTCCTAATAAATTAAGAAATGATGCTTTCATAGAAGCGAACGATCCTTGCAAAGTAGTTGCTGCTTCTTTAGCAGTAGTCCCAGTAATATCTAATTCTTTCTGGATAACGTGAATAGCCTCATACACATCAGCTAAGTTGTTTATATCATATTTAACACCCGTTAATTTTTGAGCATCAGCTAAAAGACGTTCCATTTCTTTTTTTGTTCCGCCATAACCTAATTTCAAGTTATCCAACATGGTATAATTCTGTTTAGCAAATCCTTGATAAGCATTTTGTATCATTTCCATAGACGTACCCATTTTATTTGAGTTATCCGCCATATCTACCATTGCCATGTTAGCTATTTTAGCTGCTTTCGCTGTGTCTCCACCTAGTGATTGCAGTAAACTAGCACTGAATCCAGTTACATTTTCCATGTACGCATTAGCTGATAGTCCAGTAGTCCTATAAGCCTCGTTTGCATACTGTTTAACCGTTTCAGCATTGTTTTTAAATAGTGTTTCCACTCCACCTAGAGATTGTTGGAGTTTCCCACCTTCTAATAAGGAAGTTGCAAATAACTTACCAATTCCAGCAGCAATAATTGCATTTTTAATTGTTGACATCAAACTATTACCAGCTTGTTGTCCTGCGCTTGTTACTTCTCCATCTAACTCTTTAGAAATCATTCCTGATATTCCTTTAGCAGACGGCATGATTTGAACGTATGCTTTACCTAAATTAGTTGCCATATTATCCTCCTCCCTTTAATATTTTAAGTTTCATTTTTTCAAACTCCTCACCAGTATTAAATGACATTCCTTCTTTTTCTCGAATAGGATTATTGATGCTGTCAACAATAGACTTAGGTTGATTTCTGCCTTTTTGGCCATCTTTTGTCTTAGACCACACTAGAATACTTAATCTATCTACAATAGAGGCTAATAATAAAGTATTCATTTTCACGCGTTGACCAGACATTTTTAATTTGATTCGTGCATCATCTCTCAATCCGTCACAAAAAAGAGCCACCGTTAAAGGTGGCAATTCTTTGTAATTATAAATGTGATAAGTTTCAGCTAAATCACAAATAACAGCATCTTCATCAATTTTCAACATACTAGCAAGGATTACTATTTTTTTAGTTTTTGCTGGGCTTTAAAAATATCCTCAAGTTCTGCAGTCATTTTTTCTGTATCTATAATACCATCAGCATCTCTTAAATGATTTTTTAATTTTTCAACTTGTTTTTTTCCTAAAAGTAACCTCAACACTTTTGGAAGTAATAGAGGATTAGTATCAACTTCGCCAAGTACCTCAACAAGTTCATAGTTATTTAAATTTTTCTTTGGGATAGAATACTCAAATCCGCTTTTAGTAACTCCTACTAAATTTTCCATTGTTTACCTCCTAAGCTGTTGCTTTTTTAATGTATTCATAGTGTGTATTCCCATGTTCATCAGGGAATGCGTTTAATGTGGTTTCATAACCAACCATTTCAGAGTCAGTATATGAAATTTCTCCAACTTCTGTTACTTTTCCATTAGGAATTACGATACGTTTTAAAACTTTACCTTTTAAAATTATTTCAACGACAACTGCGTGTTGTTCTAATTCTTTACTGTTAGCTTTAATTGTGATACCTGTTGTTAAGTCTCCAGAAACGTTGTCTTTCCCGTATATTTCTTTTAACACATCAATATTTAATGATTCAATTAAAGTGTAAGTGAAAGTATCTGTTTTTTCTGTTTGAACAGTGTCAACAATATCTCCACCCCATGCTTTTAAATTTTCTGAACTTGCTGTATTTTCATTGACCAGTCCATCTTCTGAAACATACCCTAATGGTTTAAATGCTGCATTTAGATCTGTTGTCGCATCTGTAGGAAGTGGTGTTCCTAAAGGTGCTGAAAATATAGCTCCGCCTACTTTAGGTTTTGCTGATGTTACGTTGTTTACATTTGTCATATATTATCTCCTTAATTAATAATAGTGAATATCAAATATAGCCTGATAACGATACTGTTTAGTCTCCGTATCTGTGAAATTATAATCACTGTTTAAATCCACACTTGAGACTTCATCTACCGTTATTAGGTCGTACATTAGATTTTTTATTTTTTCGTTTAATTTTGCTGCTTCAAACATTGATTCAGCATAACTCTGAATTGCTATTGTTGATGAGTTTAAAAAATTTTCTCTGGATCCACTTGTTTTTTGTATTAATATAAATCGTTTAGGCAAGTTTTTTTGATGTTCAAACACAATTGGAATTTCTAATTTAGTTGATAAGTAATTTTTAACAATAAGTTCAATCATTATCTCAACGCCTTTAATAGTGTATTATTTTTGTTGTTATCACGAATAGCTTTGTGACTTTTAGTTTTTATACTTATGTTCACCCTATTCTTACCAACAAATGTACTCGTTTCATACCCGTCGCCCGCTCTGTTTTGGATAGTTTTAGCTGTTTCTTTTAACAAAGCGACCATTTCAGGACTTTTCATAAGTTCAGCTACTCCAGCACGGTTTAATATGAATTTTTTACTCATATCGTTCTACCATTACTTTTTTGTTCCAACTTAACGGAATCATTGACTCAATACCTTGTTGAGGTATTCCTATAGTTTTCCAACGTTTCCCAAAGAATATTACTTCTTTGTTTTCCCAAACATTGTTATCACCTTTTGGAATACCCAAGATATATTCAGCTTTCTTTCCAGTTAAATTAACACTATTTGTAATATCATCTGTAGATGCAGGAGAAACTAATACATTTTTTACAGTTATTTCTTTTTCTTCAAAAATAGGGCTATTAAAATCATCAACTCCAGTTTGCGTTGTACCGATTAACACAACATAAATACCTTTAATTAATCCCATAGAAATCAATTACTCCGTATCTTTGTTTTTTGAAACCCAAACGCTTTAATTCACTGTCTTTTATGAACAAGCCTCCTCCAGGAACTAAAAAAGAGCCTGAGACAGAATAACCAAGAGCAGACTCAGCGTACTGAGTCATAGGCTCTTGATTAGTTGAAGTCATAAGAGTTCTAGCCACGATGTCGACTATAACTGATTTTACAAGATAAGAATAACTTTCATCATTCTTAACTAATAAATCTAAGTCTTTGTTAACTTTTTTAGCCTCTACTCTTAACACATGAGATACAGTGTTTAACAGAGCGTTAGCTCGACTTACCTCTTTTTCTTCGAGATCTCTCCATAATTTTTTTAAATCATCAAGTGTAGCAAATTTTTCAAGTGTAGTCATATTACACCTCTATTCTTCATCAGATTCCTCTGACTTAGTTTCTTTAGTTGTAGTTTTAACTTCTTCTACAAGTTCCCAATCTCCAGAAAGTTCACTTTCGGTTAAAATTTCTACTTCAGTTTCTTTATTTTTATATTTTTTCATAGGTTACCTCCTATGCTTCTTCTACACGTGCGAATGCTTTTTCGTCAAGAATTCCCCATCCAATATAAGCTTCTGTACGTAATAAAATTTCATTGTACGCTTTTAAGTCACGTCCTGTTCCGTCTGGATCTCCATATTCAATTATTTCCATAGGAATGTTTTCCGCATACCCCCATTTAAATCTATTTTGGAAGTCACCTACAATAACATGATTTTTCTTACCATTTCCACCTTGTGCAGTTAACGTTTTATTAATATCTAAGTCCATACCATAGAAATTTTCTGGACGTTGTCCAAATCTAAATTCTGGATATTGCACTACATCTTTCACTTTTACTTTAGACATTGCTTGTCCAGCAACTGGAGACATCGCAATTCCTGTTACTTCGCTGTTATTTCCAACAACCATTTGAACAGCACTCTCTAAATTTTCATCGATTTTAGCTTCAGCATAAGTTACAACATTTCCAGTCACTAATCCATCAAAAGAGTTAGTATCTTTGAAAGTAGCGTTAGTTAGTCCTTTCGGTTCTAATCCATGAATTGCTGCAATGTCAAAAGCTTCAGCAATTTTCTTAGCGAAACCATCTGCATAATGTTTTAAGAAATCTAATTTCTTCTCATCAGAAGCATACATGAATTCATCTGTAATACGTGCTTGATATACAAATTTTAATGGTGTAATAACCTTAGAATTGATTACAGCTTTCCCTGCTCCTTTTAATTCTCCTTCACCTACAATTTGTGCATTACCTTCTAAATTGAAGATAAATTGTTCTGTTCCATTAAACGGAATAGGTTGTTGATTAGATAATTTAGCAAGAGTTGAGCGGCCTTGTACCTTACTCATAATTTCATTTACTAATTCTGGTTTAAATAATGTTCCTTTTTTTAGTGCATTTGATTCTTTTGTTTCTGTCATTTTTTATTCTCCTTTTATTTTAAATTTTTAACGACATCACGCCATGCTGAATCTACTCCTTTTGTTTCAACAAAAGCAGGTTCTTTATCAGCTAATGGCTGTGTATAATTTTTTACATTAACTAACGATGCTAGACGTTCGGCATCTTCGTTCAAACTTTCTTCGCTATCGCCTTGAAGTCTGTCTGCCAAGTCAAACGGTAGTCCGTTCTTCATTGCTATTTGTTGTTTAAGTGACTTGTTTTTCCAAGTAGTCACATCTTTTTCAAGTTCAGAAATTCTAGTAAGACTTGTACTTTCACTTGCTTCTTTATCAGTGATAGTCTGTTTTAAGTTTGCGTTTTCCGTCTCTAAGTTTTTTACTTTTTCTGCTAATTCTTCATAATCAGCATATTTAGATTTCTCACGTTCTAATCGTGATTTAATAATTGTATCTAATTGTTCTTGTGTTTCAATTACTTTAAATTCTGTCATTTTCTTCTCCTTATATCCGGATTTCCCGTCCGTTCGGTAATTTAAGCCTTTAATAGCTTATCCTTTGTTTCTTCTTAGGCTTAATCGAATGACAAGCCCAATGTGCAAGTAATGCACTGTCCAATAACGAAATATCCATATCATCAAACTGTGATTTATATCCAAAACCACCATTACTACCAATGTTTCTCTTTTCGCAATTAGTAGCGACTTTTCTAAGCGATGGTTGACCGTTATGGCAAATAGATTTTTGGAAAATACCTTGTTCAAAAACAGAGTTAGCAGTTATTATTTCTTTAACCGTCGGTAAGATGATGTTCTTAATTTTGTAATCTTTTAATTCTTCTTCAAGCATCTTCTGACCGCTAGCACCGTCCACGACGATAGTGCCTACGTCCGCTTGTTTTAAGAAATTAATAAGCCACATATTACCGTTTCTCAAACTTTGACAATCAATGGTCTCAATAAAAATACGGTCATCATGAGTCTTAACCGCAATGCTCATACTTACGTTAGCCCCATCATTTCCATATTTTATTCCAACACATAATTTTCCTTTAAATTCTTCTTTGCCATTTATCATCAAACCGTCCCACTCTCTCTCACTAATTACAGATTTTTGAGAGAATGTTGGCCAATAACCCAAACGTTGAACGTTATGGTCTAGCTTATCTTCTCCTAACTCAGCTTCAATCTTTCTTTCTGTTAAGTGATAACCTAAAGATGGATTTGAATTATACCAAGCCTCCATATCGTTTATTTCTCGTTCAGTATCAACTGACCATTCAGCCCAGCCTGAATACTTACTTTTTCCAAACAAGCAAGCGTCACGATATTTAGTAAATACAGTTCCTATTGATACTGGCGTAGGTGGAGTTCCACACATTACAGTCATAGGATTCTTGCTGTCTGTTACTGTATATTTCAATGCTGATTCTTGTTCTATTGTGTATTCTTGCGCTTCGTCAATAATCATGAGGTCGAACCCCTCACCAAGACCTCCGTTCTTAGTTCGTGTTCTGAACTGAACAACACCTCCAGTGGAATATAGCTCAATTCTTTCTTGTCCTTTAGCACGAATGGAATTAAAGTCCTCTCCGTCAACATATCCCATTTTCTCAAGATATTTTTTAACCTTCTCAAATGAAGAGTGAGAGGTACTTATCCTATGCGCTGTATGTAGGATATTTAAACCTTGATGTAATGCCCATATTTCTAGAATATACACAATCTCGGTCTTCCCGTTACGACGTGGTAGGGAATATCCAAACTTTTGATGAGTCCAAAGCCCCTCTTCGTCAATTGCCATTATTGCCTTTAACAAATTTAACTGCCAATCGTACACATCTAACTTAGTTCTTTTATATAAATCTACTGCTTCTTGATAACGACTTTCGTTATAGTCTAATATTACCGATTGTGAAGGAGTTTGAATACCAAACTTTGCCATTTAGCTGCTCCTTTCCAATCTACCTAGTTTAGTGCCATACGGTAGGGCAAAATATTGACTTTTTTTAATTTTTATATTATAATTAAGATATATAAAAGAGATGTTTATCCTCCTCCCCCACAATCTTTGGAGGGGGGTCGACATCTCTTTTTTTATTTTTTAATAACATCTTCTATGTTATTATCTTTTATTAATATTATATTTTTGACCCAAGTTCTATGTGGATTTTTATATAATCTATTCAATCTTTTATTTATATCTTCTCGGGACAAACCCGATTTTGTATAGTCCAACACAAAACTACTAGCTTGTTTTTTTCCACTTTTTATAGCCGTGTCTATATTATTTTTCCCTGTGCTAGTTATTTCTTTTAAATCATAAGCTACTCCATTTAATAAATAATCTGAACATGAAATATTTTTAGGATTATGAAATTTTGGATTCATCTGTACTTCTAATCCAAATTTATTTGCTATAAGTTCAGCTATTTCTTTTTCTTTTACTGAGTAATCTAATACGACATTTTTTTTATCAACAAAATACTTAGTACCATTATATTCCCAATATTCAGCATCAACTACTTTTGGTTTTTTATAATTTTTCAACCATTCAGCTTTTACACTTGTATAAGGTAATTCTTTAATACCTTCTTCTGATTCATATCTTATTTTTTTAGTATGAACATCTTGCCTTATACCTTTTTTAGGGATATATTCAACCGTACAGCGGCAATTTCTATGTCGTCTATACACATCTTTTGGTACATCTGGGTAAGAATATGAACCTACTAAACTCTTACACCACTTGCAACAATTCCCTGACTCCTTCCTTATAACTTTAGGTTTCATCCCAGATTTATAATGAAATTCAGCATTCTTTCTAACCATATCATCTACTACAGATTGACTAAAGTTGACTATAGGAGAACCTAACAACCATTTTGATTGTTCAAAATCATCTTCTTCTAACCTGCTTACTAATCCATCTATTCTACTTTGATTTACTTTAGGTATTTGCGCTTCCAAACCAATTTTAGCTTGTTTATTCAAAATATCTTGAACAATTCTACCAAAATCAGTAATTAACCTATGATTCTCTTTTAATCTATCATTAAGAATTTGTTCAATAATCTCTTTAGAATTTTCAGTAATATGAATATTAAGAGCAGTGGTTAGGATTTCTCCTAATACCACTGCATACTCATTTACATCCTCATAAGAGGTAGCTTTAATATTTACATTTTTTAAGCGTTTCTCGAACGTTTGAGTAATACGTCCTAATAGATCGTTACTCATTTACCTGCTCCAAGACTTCCGTTTTATTCAACATTGCTTCAGCCTCTTGTTTACTCATTCCAGTAGATGTCAAAAGTAAAATTCCGTTCTCTTTAGAAAGCACTCCTTTTTGATAATTACTTAAAAGTGAAGTAATTTCATAGGTGGATATTATTCTGTTTTTTTGCTTATCATTAGAAATATTTGTTTTTTGCTCAGCTTCTTCAATTTTAGGTTTCGCCTGCATATCACCTTTAATTCCAGTTAAATCTCTAATAACTTTGCTGTCGATATATCCAGGTAATGCTTGATTAAGCTTAATCACTCCATCACCTATTAATGTAAGCATATTAGCATCAGCTTCAAATAGAGGTTCCCATTTTGGCTTAGTGTCAATAAATCTTCCTCTGTTGTATTTAAAATCATCTCTTAAACAACAAGCAACATAAGCAACGTTTAAAAGGCCGCTCCCCAAAGATCGTTGTGCTTTTCTTCCAGCAAGTCGTAAATTTTCATGGCTCGCTTTGATAGCTTCTACACTTGATGGATTATCCGAAACAAATCCTAAATCATCAAGTGTAAGTCCTGTTTCTCCAGCAAATAAAGCTGCTGCTGTTCTTAATTGTTCAGTAAACGGTGACATTGATGGTGTAGTGAATTGACCTACTGACGGTTTATCTCCATTTTCATTTACTGTTATTTGTAACATACTAGAAACAGTAGCTTTCCACGTTTCTAGTGGCTCAGCATCTGAATCAGTTCCCAAAACATACTTTTGAGGGAAAGAATAGAACTCCGCTGTAATATCTGCACGTTCTAGAGTTCTTTTAGCTAATTTTTGATAATACATTCCTGACCTTGTTATTCTTGACCTACCAAAAGGTCTTACACTATCTGGTGCATGGATAATAGGAACTAATAATGGGATACCAGCTGTATTTTTAATAACTGTTTCTTGATTATTTTTTTTATCGATAATAACAGTCTCGTTTTCTGTAAAATAAGCCTCCAGTAATGGTCTGCTGTTTTCGTCTCTTTTTAAAATTGCATATCCTTCTGTAAGAAGTCCTGTAATTGGATCTAATATCCCAGTCGCATTGCTAGCCTCAATAACTTGTAAGCGAGGTGTGTCCTCTCCCACTTTTGAAATGTACACAAAGCTGCATGATGCAATTAATGATGATAGAATTACACTGTCAAAAAATATATCTGGATTATTTTGTTTGAATATATCGTTAACTTTAAAATCATCATTTTCAAACTCACGAAATACCAATCTATCAGCAAGGCTATCTACAGCCTTTGTACACCAACCTAGAACTGACCTATATTGATTCCTTAGTTGAGGTGGAATGGTTATTCCAAATTGTTCATCATTATATTTCATTGCATACTGTTTATATCTCAAATCTACGCGAGAATTAGTTAATGATAACTTCTTACGTAAGTAGTTTATTCCTTGATATATCAATATTTTCGCTCCTTTCTTTTATGAGTTATTTTCGCGCGAGAAAAAATGTACAGTGACGGCGTGAAGGTCGGCCGAAACTTTGGGGAGGGTCTAACCCCCCCTATAAAAATTAGAATTTATTATTTTTGCTTTTATTTGCCTTAAATCATTGAAAAAATGGTATTTTTTGTCAAAAATCAGTTATTTTCGTTAATTTTACCTTTTTTTTCATTTTAAGCCTTATATTTAACCCAATCTCTCAGTTGTGGCAAGTTTCTGTTACCTATCACATCTTCTTTAGCCTCTTTTCCCACATTAAACAACTTATCAGACTTTTCACGGTTGCAACAAAAGTGCGCTAATTGTAAATTATCGATGTCTGATGGATGTCCACCTTTTGCTACTGGAATTATATGGTCAATCACTGGACTTAATGGGTTAGGGAACTTTAACTTTTTATCAACTATTTTCCCGCAAATTCCACAAGTTTGCCGTGTTTTTAGTATTCTTTTTTTATTCTTATCATAGGCGGAACGGTGCGCCCCGGTCTTATCTGCTCTCACGGTCTTTTTCCTTCCCACCCCCTAGGGTTTTTATATGGGGGTAATAAAAATAAAAAGACAATCTCACGACTGTCTTTAAAAAATATGTTAAGTTATTATTGGAATTTAGGTAAGGTTTAACTATCTTACTGCTTGCGTTCTTGTTTCGTAAATTAAAAATAAAAATTATCAATTAAAGGAAATTTCTGAAAAAAATTACCTTACCTAAAATTCTACATTACCATTATACCATTTCTAAATATACTTGTGCATACTTATTCATACTTCTGCATACTTTTTTATACTTCTCCATACTTCTTGTATAAATTTGTTATATAAATTTTTTCCAAAGCCTTTGAATGCTTATTCGCTCTTGTGCTTTGTGAAATATCCATTATGTGTTCTACCTTACCCCAATCCAAGCACTCAACATACCTTAGTTGCAATAATAGTCTTAATTCTACATCATTAATCTGATCTATACTTTTCATCACTTCCAACTTTAGATTTAAGTATTCCATGTTCTTCTCAACGATATAGCGTTTATGTTCATCTGTCTTATCTATCAGACTTTCCCAGCTATTTTTATTACCACCTTTGATTTGCTCTTTTGCATAGTCAATAGCCTTTACTTGAGATTTCTTATGCTCATCTGCATTTAAACAACGTTCTCTGGATTCTATCATTAATCTGATATAATTAATGCTTTTCAAAAAATTTATCTTTTTAAATACTGCCTTTTCTTCTTTAGTTCTAACCATTCTCTCCAACCTTTCTAAGTGCTATCTCTCCGTTTGTAGCCTCTACTAACGAATATACATCACAATCTTCACATCTCACACAATATAGGTTCTTCTCAATCGGACAATATTCCAATCGACCGCAACACTTGTGACAATAACTGAATATGTTATCTGTTTTGCGATATTTGTATTGTTTTAATTTGTTGTAATCAATTAGCAATCTGCTTCTACTCCTAACTCTTTTAGTTGTTCAATCGTGTTACTTTTAATCTTTTCTAGTACTTTTATTATTTCGTGTCTTTGGTCTTCTGCTATTGTAATGCGAAAAACTCCACATTTTATTGCTATATATTCAGTTTTAATGTTACAAATTTTAATGAAATCCTCTATACCTTTAATATATTGTATTAAACTATTAACTTCTTTTAAATCTTCATTTTTCATCTAACAAAACACCTCCAAAATTTCATCTCCAAACTCATCAATGCAGGCTTTGGCTATTTCTTGTGATTTAAAATAAGGTAATTTAAAGAGTTTATCATGTTCCCAATACCAATCGTAACTTGTTTCTTTGTTGAAACGGTCTACATCAACACAATATTTACATTGATTTGTATCACTCCAATTAGGCTGCCAATCCCCTTGTTGTTCTTTCGCCCAACATTTAATTTTCTTAATTAAAGTTTGCTCTCGTTTGAATTGCTCAGCTTGTTCATATGTATCGAACAATAAACCTATATCGTATAAATGTCTATCACCCTCACCAATGATGTTTAACCTACATTGTATAACTCCTGAATTATGGTTGATATAATAAATTTTTGTTCCGGCCTTTGGATATCTTATCTTATACTGTTTCTCCTGTAACTCCTTTAATTCCTCTAACTCTTGTTTTAATTCGTCTATTTTGTCGCTTAATTCCTGTATCTTTTGTTCTTTGTTCATTTCTCTACCTCCTAAAATATCCCCGCAGCAAAATCAACTTTCATATATCTGAAATCCTCTATCTCATTAATCTTAATAGGTTGACCTACTACTTTAAACATTGTTTCTTTGCTTAAGTTATCTTTTCTTTTAACACATATCATTAATTTTTCGATAGTGATTTTATCCGTTATAAATTCCAAGACATCTCCGTTCTTCATTTTGATTAGTAGTTTGTACATCACTCCATCAACTCCTTATTAATCAATCTTTTTATATTCGAAATTCAATATATCAACAGCGTTTATATTTCTATCTTTTAACTCAATTATATAATTTGTATAATTCTTTTCTTTACATAATTCAGTTACCGCTGTCAACATATTTATAAAATTTATTGTTGCTGTAGTTTCTATTATTTCTTCGTTTTGCAACTTAATAGTCACAATATAGTTCTTACTCATTTTTCAACAACTCCTTATTTTCGTATATGTTGCCTATGATTTCATAATCTTCAAAATTTAATTCATCAAATATTAATTCTCTGGCACACAACATTTCTTCTAATCCTCCATCATCTGCTTGAAAATTTGTTAATGTTATGCAATTTTTTTCTTTTGTAACGATTGCAACATTAAATCCATCACAAGCCGATACTTCACCTTCGTAATCCCATGTTGGAAATTCGTCACCAAACTTTACTATATCACCTTCGTAAATATATTTTCCGTTCTTATCTTTTAGACCTGTGTTTTCTATGAACTCAACTTCATCAAAATCAAACGGCACATAATCCGCATTGTCGTTTAAATAAACTTCAACTGTTTCTTCATGAAAATTAATTATTTCTACTGGCAATACTAAATCTAAACTCTTAATATACACTTTTGGCTGTAACATTTTTTATCCTCCTACTTTAATCTTTTAACTTCTTTGAACGTATTAATCTCTTCTTCTACCTTTTCAAGCACCGCTTGTTCTTGTTTAATTTCTTTTGAACTCGCATTAGGTCTAGTTAAATAATATTGCAAAGCGTGTTTGATTATTTGCATATCTCTATACTTTACATATATTGATAGTTTACTCATTCTCCTACCCCCCTACTCCATTTCTCTCTGCTGTTCTTTTTGTTTGTTCCTTTACCATAAATAACCTTTCTGTTTTGCTTGATTTTTTACTTATACCATTTTGCATAGTGCTTCTAGCTGTTGTAAATTCATATATGCATTCAAAACGATCATCTGATATTATATAACTAGATACTAACACTATGTTTTTCTTACTCATCTCGTACGCCCAATTATAGAACTCTTTATGTTCAAATATTTCACCGTGATAACCTGTTGTATTCTCGTATGGCGGGTCTAAATATATAATTATATTTTCTAAATGTGAAAAATCTTTATATGATTTGTTGTGTAGTTCTAACAATTGTACTCGTTCTAATTGCTCTAACTGTTGCAATCGTTCTATCTGTTGCAATCGTTCTATCTGTTCTAACCGTTCCATCTTATTATTATTATTATAAGTTTCAGTCTGTTTATATTGTCTCCAATTTTCCTCGTTCTCTAAAATCTCAACAGCTAGATTATATTTAAAATCTGAATTTTCGGCAGAGTAAAGATATCTTGAACACTTATTACCAAAACTGTTTACTAGTAATTTCAAATTATCTTCTGGTGTCTTTTCTTTTTTATCTCGTATTCTAAAAAATTCTTCTCGTGAGATAATATAATTTTTTAAATCTTCAGTTTTTAAATTTAAGCTATGTCTGAACATTTCATAAACACTAGTGTTCTTTTCGTTGTATGTTATGTCAAACCCTTGTAACAGGAATTCACAACTTACAGCTCCGCCGCCACCTAATAAATCATAAACTTTTTTATTTGTTCCAAAATTCTCCTTTACAATCTCAACTATCTTTCTTGAAATTTTCTTTTTGCTTCCTTGATAAGGTAATCCTATAGGTTTACCTTTCCTATAATTTCCACTATATTTAATCATTGATACCCTTTCTCCTATCCTCCTATATCCCTTGGACTACACCCTAATATGTCCGCCAATCTTTTCAACGTTTTAAATCGAGGACTTAATCTTTGTCCAGTCCTGATTAATTTAATAACGTTAAAATGTACTCCTGAAACTTTGTACAATTCTTTGTCGGTTATTTTCATTTGATCCATTATTTTTTGTAGGTTAGTCATTTATTAACCCCCTCTTTAACTTTCTTAATTCTTGCTTTCAAGCTTTGCATTATCTCTTCTTGAACATCCGCTTTACTATCTAATGCCCGCATTACATCCTCGTCCCTTGTCCCTTGTGTTACTAAGTGGTGAATTATTACTTTTTCCTTTTGGCCTTGTCTATGTAGTCGCTTATTAGCTTGCTGATAGTGTTCTAAATTCCATGTTAAACCGAACCAACAAACATGATTCCCGCCTTCTTGCAAATTAAGGCCATAAGCTGCACTTGCTGGATGAGTCAATAATATGTCTATCTTTCTTGCATTCCAATCATCCTCATCTTGAACTGTCTTAAGCTCTCGAACTACTAAATTGCTTTTCTCTAACGCTTTCTTAATTCGTTCTTTGTCGTGTTGAAAGTTGTAAAAAACTAATAAACTTCGCCCCTGTAAACTTTCTACCAACTCAAGAAAAGAATCGATTTTTGCGTTGTGAACTTCTGTATACACACCTGAACTGTCATACACCGCCCCGTTGCTAATTTGTAAAAGCTTGTTTGATAATGCGGCTGCATTTACTGCTGTTATATCCTCTTCCGACTCTTCAAGCTCCAGGACAAAATCACGCTCCATTTTGTCATAGTCTTTTCTTGCTTTATCTCCTAATACCACAGGTATCTCATTGTAAGATAAGTCTGGTAGTTCCAAATAATCCTCCGATTTCATGCTTATACAAATATCAGATATCTTATTAATAATGTGGTCGTAGACACCTTCTTTAACTTTATAATCAAAAATTTGACTCCTATTCCTATTGTTTGGCTCCATATATCTATTTCTAAAATGAGTGATATATTTCTCTAATCTCTCTCCTTGATCAAGTAAATATATTTGGGCCCACAAATCTTCAACTCCGTTAGGACTTGGTGTCCCTGTTAACTCTATCAACCTATTAATCTTAGGTAGTACCATTTTTAAAGCTTTAAATCTCTTACTTTGACTATTTTTAAAACTACTGCTTTCATCAATCACAACCGTATCAAAATACCAGTCATTTCTCAGATAATCCACTAACCATGGAATATTTTCGCGATTAATAATATATAAATCTGCATTTACACTTAAAGCTTTAATTCTTTTTTGCTGACTTCCCAAAACCAGGCTAACTCTGAAATCTTTTGTGTGATTCCACTTATCTTTTTCTTTTGACCAAGTCCCCTCGGCCACTTTTTTTGGTGCAATAATCAACACTTTATTAACTTGAAATCTATTATATTTCAATTCCTTAATTGCTGTTAAGGTTGATACTGTCTTACCCAATCCCATATCAAGAAATAATCCACATTTAGGAACATTGATGACATGATTAATTGCTGTTAATTGATATTTGTGTGGAATAAAATCTTTCACTTTATCAACTCCTCTACTAACTTATCTACCTCTTCTTTATTTTTTACTTTATAAACTTTTTGGCCCAATTTATTAAAATCTCTCTCTACTAATTTTTGCCTTGCTGAATATTTACCTCCAATAGGTCTTTTTAATTCCACAAAAGCAACTGGTTTATTTTTTAAAATGATAATCCTATCTGGCACGCCTGTATATCCTGGTGACTCAAATTTTAAACACAGACCTTTTAATTCTTTAATTTTCTTTGTTAAATATTTTTCAATTTGCTTTTCTATCATTTATCTTTAATCAACCCAATCTTCGTTTTCTGATTTTTTAAATTTGTAACTTGTAACTTTATTTTTCCTATACAGTATATAAAACATAGAGTTTATAGATTCTATAGAATTATTTATCTCTATAATTTCTATATTTTCTTTATTTTTATATTA